TCGCCGACCACAACTACCTCCGACTCACCCTCAGACAGCGCGGAATCCTGCACGGACTCTGGCTGCTCTACGCCGCAAGCGGGCGAGACTTGGGCGCTTCGGCGGCTCGTCTCGGGCAGATGTTGGGCGATCCGACGGTAAGGCGCCGGGACCTCGAAAGGCTCAACGAAGCGGGATTCATCCGCATTCTCGCTAGCACCCCGCTAGCCATCGCGCGCTCGCGAGAAGTAGAAGTGCAGCAAACACGTTTATCTAAAGACGAACGTACGCCGTCGCGCGCGCGAGAAAGCGACGACGCCGAAGAGCTTTTCGAACACGCTGAAGACACGCTCGAGCCCCTCGCAACGCTCGACGAACTCTGGAGACCCCATGACCATTGACGAACTCGGACTGACACCTGCGCAGCTGGCCGAACTGCAGGCCTGCGACGCCAGCCTGGTCGAAGCCTGGCTCACAGCTGCGGCGGCAGCCCACGGCCTACGCTCACCGACAGGCTGGTTTCTTTCTGGTGTCCGCAGTGGCAACATGCCGCAGTCGGAGCCCGATCGGCTGCGCTCGCTGCGTGTCCGCCAGGCGGAGCGCTTCGTGGCGGCGGCTGGCTACGTGTTCGAATCGGAGGACGAGCTCGTGGACTACCTGTTCAGCCGTGGCGGCTGGCTCGAGCCATGGGCCGGAGACGAGCTGCTGCAGGCTCGCTTGCTCGCGCTCCGACAACAGGTGTATGCAGCCTCTGGCTCAACCATGCACCCGAGTTGACGGTTCACCCTCCGAGCACGCATACTCCACGCCGTATGCAGCGTGGTATGCGGTGCTAGCCACCCTCCTCCTGTCGCTGCTCGGCGTGCTCGCGGCCGTGGCCGAGCGCGGACGGCTGGCCGTAGTGCGTGGGGGTGGCGGGGGGGCGCGTCGAGACGCGACTTCGTCACGCGACGCGGGTCCCGCCCCGCAGCCAGAACTCCATGACGTTTCGTTGCCCGTCTTGGAAACGCAGCGTCTCTGCCGCCGTCAGGCGGCCCTGATCCTGCTTTTGGAGGGCCTGCATGAGTTGAGAGACGGGCTCCGCTCTGGTGACGGTGATGGCTACCGCGGGCCGGGTTTGCTCTTGCGGGCGCACGAGCCGGGTTGCCGGATTCACCGTGACGGCCGGATGTGCACGTGCGTTCAGGCCGCCGTGGCCGAGCTCGAGCGTCTGCTCGTCCAGATGCGAAGACAGGCCCCCCGGCTTCGCTTCCACCTCGTTGCCTGGTTCGTCGATGCCGACCGCAGGGGCAGGTGGGAGCCGCGACCGAGGGCCAAGCGCAGGCGGCCGTGGCAGCCGTTCGTCTACCGCCGCTGGGTCGAGCGCAACCCGCGGGCAGAAAGGGAGCTGGCACTTGCGGGGGTGGTGTGGCTGGCGGAGCGCTGGCGCCTCAGGGACGCGCGCGGGGAGCTGGTCGAGCCGTGGCTGCTTGTGCCCGGGCTTGACAACGCGAGCTTCGAGCGCTTAGCATCCGCTCATTCCGGCCTTGTGCGCCTAAATTCGGGCTGACGCGGCGATGAAGCGCGCTGAGATCCTCGTCGAAGCGGAGCATCCCAGGGTCAAGGGGCCGCCGATCGAGGGTGATTGGAGAAGGCTGGAGGGTCTCTTGCAGGAGGGGCTTGAGCCGTCGAGGGCGGCGAGGTCGTTCGGTAGGACGCTGACGGATTTTCGCAAGCAGGACTACTACCGCCACCAGCGCCTGCTCGCTTTGAGCCGGGAGGCCAGAGCCGACGTCGCCGACCGGGATCTGAGCGAGTGGGCGCACGCGCCTGATGCGTCGGACACGATCCGGGTGTATTGGCATCGGTATACGGCGAATGCTGCGGGGCGTGGGATCGAGCGCTCCCAGCTCGATGTGACCGTGAGTCCGCAGCTCGAGGACAGGAGTGCTTCGCTTGCAGACGTCGCCGACGTTCTCTCCGCCGCGGGAGCTCTCCGGGCCCTCGAGAAGCCTCTCGACGGCGGCGGGCCTGCTGGGCTCGAAGTGGCCGATGCTGAGCCAGGTCTGGCCGCACCTGGGGACGGCGAGCGCGAAGCAGGCGGCGTTCCTTAGCCTTGACTGCCTCGAGGCGGGTTATGGCGGCGCGGCCGGGGGCGGCAAGTCGGACGCGATCCTGGCGGGTGCGTTGCAGTATGTGGACGTGCCGGGTTATGCGGCGCTGATCCTTCGCCGTAGCTTCTCGGATCTCGCTCTCCCCGGTGCGGCGATGGCTCGTTCGAAGGAGTGGCTGTACGGGCGGGCGAAGTGGAACGAGCGTGAGAAGACGTGGACGTTCCCGTCGGGGGCGACTTTGACGTTCGGCTATCTGGAGGCGGAGGACGACGTCTACCGCTATCAGAGCTCGGAGTATCAGTTCATCGGTTTCGACGAGCTGACGCAGTTCTCGGAGAGCCAGTACCTGTACCTGTTCTCCCGACTCAGAAGAGTCCGTGACGTGCAGGTGCCTTTGCGGATGCGCTGGGCCTCGAACCCGGGCGGGGTGGGGCATGGTTGGGTGAAGCGGCGGTTCATCGACGAGCCCGAGCCGGGGGTGGTGTTCGTGCCGGCCCGGGTGGCGGACAACCCGGGCTTGGAGGTGGAGGAGTACGTCCGCTCGTTGTCGCATTTGCCGGAGACGATTCGGCAGCAGCTTCTGGACGGCGACTGGGGCGCGTTCGAGGGGGCGGCGTTCACGCTGACGGAGGCGCACCTGGTCGACGGGTTCGAGCTGCCGACGGGCTGGTACCGGTTCGAGTCGATGGACTACGGCCTCACGAACCCGACCTGTTTTCTCGCCTGGGCGGTCGACTACGACGGCAACCTGGTCTCGTTCGGCAGCTACTACCGGCCGGGCCTGCCGTCGGAGACGGCGCCGGTGGTCTTGAAGCTGCGCCAGCTCTGGCGGACGAGCGCCTGCTGGGGCGACCCGTCGAGCCTGGCTGCCCCGACGAGCACGGTCAACCGCTTCGGGATGCCGCTCACGATCGAGCAGGAGTTCGCCGACCATGGTTTGGCGATCGCGAGGGCGAACAATGAGCCGCGGGCGGGCTATACGAGGCTCCGGGAGCTGCTGCGTCTGGACCCGGCGCGGCGGTTCCCGGATTGGCATCCGCGCCGCGGCGCGGGTGGGGCGCCCCGCTGGTTCATTGTCGAGCGGGCCTGTCCGGAGCTTTGTGAGCAGTTGCGGACGGCGCCGTTGCAGCCGGTCGACAAGCGTTGGGCGGGTGAGATGGTCGATCCGCACTGGGAGGGTGCGCACGGCCACGCGGTCGCGGCTGCTCGCTATGGGGCGATGAGTCGGCCTGCTCCGTCGGAGGCTCCTCCGTCCCCGTTGGAGACCGAGGCGGAGCGGGTCGCTTGGCTGCAGCGGCAGGCGATGAAGCGCTGGACGGCGCCGCGTGAGGGGCGCGACCGTTCCTATCAGCTCTAGGGGAAGGGAGCAGGGGTGAGCGTCGAGTTCGTCAAGTCGGAGCACGGCTCGGAGGGGCATCTGGCGCAGTTCCCGTCGATGTGTCTGTGCGGGTCGCAGAAGGGGCCGATCGTGGACACGTATATGGACAAGCCGGGCTACGGCCGCGTCTATCTCTGCCGTTTGTGTGTGACGCGGGCGGCGCGGGCGTTCGGGCTGGTGAAGGGCGACGAGATGGAGCGGTTGCAGAAGGCGGCCGATGGGTTGGCGCAGGCGGAGAAGGAGATCGCGGACCGGCAGGCTTTGGTCGAGAAGCTGACGAAGAGCCTGGCGGAGCGTGACCAGAAGATCCAGGGGCAGAGCTCCTACATCGAGACGCTGACGAAGGACGTGACGCAGATGCGGCACCTGGCTGGTCTGGTGGCGTCGACGGCGAGGGAGATGGTGGAGGTATGAGCGAGCGTTCGCTGCAGGCGTTCGAGGAGGCGCGCCGGAAGCTGGTCGAGCCGGACCCGGCGAGGGTCGGGCGTGGCGTCCCTTTGCGGTCGATCAAGGACGCGACCTGGGTGCATCAGCGCCACGCGATGGTGCAGGGCTACAACTCGGTGCTGGAGATGGCGTTCGACGAGCTCGCGGCCGAGATCGCCGAGTTGAAGGCGAGGATCGACACGCTGGAGGCCGAGCTCGATGCCGGCCGTTAGCGAGGCGCAGCGGCGGCTGCTGTATGCGCGCTTCGGCGCTGACTGGGTCAAGCGCCACCACTTCGACAACCCGGGCAAGCTGCCCGCGCACGTACGTAAGCGCCGTCGGCCGACGTCGGTGGCGAAAGCTCTAGCCAAGGGAGGGAAGCGTTGAGCACCGCCACCGAAGAACAGGCCGCCGACGAGGTCAAGGCGGAAGCGGTCCCGTCGGACACGTCTGCCGAGCTCGAGCGGGTGAAGCAGATCATCGGCGCCCAGTTCGGGATCGACATGAGGAGCCCCGGCCAGGTGAAGCAGGCTGAGGAGGACGCCGCCAAGGCGCAGGAGGAGCTTGAGAAGCAGCAGGCGGAGGAGGCGAAGCAGGCCGAGGAGGAGGCCGCCGCCGCCGAGGCGGAGCCCGTAGCGACGGGCCGCTCGTCGAAGGCGAAGTGACGTGGCAGGTGGTCTGGGTTGCCGTCGCCGCCTTGGTCGTGCTCGCGCTTGCGATCTACACCACGTCGTCCCTGTTCCGGAACCTGGTTCGGCAGCAGGCCCGTGAGCGTGAGCTGCTGCTCAACCAGATCATGCATCTCTCCGGCCGCACCTGGCAGCCGCCACCCGTGCCCGCCCAGCCCGTCGCTGCCGGAGAGGACACGCTCGTGATCGACCCGACCCAGCTACCGGACTACTAGGAGCCGGATGACCTCGCTTGCGCTCGAGCAGTCGAACGGCAGCCGCAGCCTGCTCGACCCGGTCGTGAAGCCGATCAAGGACCGGATCCGGCAGGGCCGCGATTACCGCAAGCGCCAGATGGAGCCGACCTGGCAGCTGAACCTCGCCTACGCGTCGGGGAAGCAGTGGCTCGGCTGGGACGACCAGACGCGGACGCTGCGGGCGATCCAGCAGCTCGACGCGCGCTACAAGGGCCGCGAGCTCTACACCGCCGACGTGATCAACGAGTACCGGACGACCGCATTGGGCGAGATGGGCTCCGACAACGACATGCCGCAGCTTTTGCTGCGCCGCGACGACCAGGTCTCGGAGGAGTTCCAGAGCCAGCTGAACCGGGCGCTCGGCTACGGCTGGGACCACGAGTGGGACGGCGACGACGTGCTCGCGACGATCGACCGTTTCGTCGTCGACCTCGGCACCGCGGCGGTGCGTTGCCGCTACGACCCGGCGCAGGGGCCGTTGGTCGCCGACAACGTGCCGCACCTGCAGGGGCTGCCGGTCTTGGATCCGCAGCGGGCCCTGGGATTGTTGGCGGACGGGCCGAACCCGGACGTGACGATGGAGCCGCTGCGGCAGGGCCGGATCTGCTGGGAGCCCTTATCGGTCTTCGACCTGATCGTGCCGCCCGGGGCGACGCACGAGTCGCAGTTCCCGTGGGAGTGCGTTGTCCGGCCCGTCTACCTGCCGGACGTGCAGGAGCGCTACGGC